GTATAAAACTCCTCCATTCCTTTGCAGGCAATGGATTAAAAACTACTCTTGCCATCAAAAGATGGTTCTGGTCGTCCTATAGGAACGCTAACCCCTATAATAAAGGCGACTACAACTCCCCATGATAAGGAGATGTAATCTACATTATCACAGGGCACTGCGTGATAAACACACAGTGACGGGCCATCGTACACCCGATTCCTCGCACAACCAACGTTGCCGAGTAACGAGTAAGAATCCAGATCCCACTAAGGATTCTTACTGGCGATGTCCAACATTGGAATGCCTCGGTAACAGACGTAATTGGAGTCTTCACCGGCCGCCGCGTACACATCGAACTGATACGTGACGTTCTTCTCAAGATCGATCTCAATCTTGAGGACATTCTCACTAGCACCATAAGTTTGGTATAGTGATTTTCGGTTGGTAGGGGCTTGCAGCGAAATCACATTGTCAGCGGGGAACAATGTGTGCATACCCAATGTCGAGGTGCTTCCGGGTTCGAAGATCGACACACTGTTGAACTTGTCTGCAGACGGTTCGGCAGCGGTCACCCGGACAGGCCCAAGTGTAACCTTGGACAAATCATCTCGACGAATGACGAGCTTATATCTGGTGGAGCCAGAACGGCCAGTAAAAGCTGACCATAGGACAGCGGCCAAGTTGCACGTGGCATGACTAAAAGTGCCACCAGTGGATGCAACACGGTCGAATCCTCCATCAGACCCATACCCCCCCAGTGTGGGGGTGCAAAGGTAAAGTCTCGCAGCGGTTTCCGTCGCGCTCGTGGTGCAATACAAAGAACCTATATATGCGAACGAACGTAGAAGGGCACGTGCGGACCTAATAGACTCGCCATAGAAATGCGCTGGAACCATAGTTTCATCGTGTTCCGAGTCATCGGCCACCTTTTGGGCCTCACCTGACTCCTCCTGAAACATCTGGTGGCGCAATTGCGGTACCGCCGCATATTGGGACAGGATGTAATTGGGCGGTTGGGCAAATCCACCCAAGCGAATGTCAACGTACCTCGCGGTAACAACAACACTCACATTGGGGGAAGTACCCGAAATCCCCATCACCGGCTTCAAACACGCGAGCAGCATATTGCCATTAGCATATGACTTCAAGCCATTGCCAACAACAGTCTTGGCATCAGTGTCCAAAGGAGTGTTCATCATGGGAACCCTAAACTTCACAACGTTAGTTTCACCTAAGTTAAAAGTTACAGAGTTGACGAAACCCGGATCAAAATCCGTTGTCCCAAGAGGGTCCCAAGCTAGCACATAAGTCCCTCGATTAGCAGTGGAAGAACAAAAAGTATATGTATACTCAATTGTCGACCACCAATAAGAGAAGAACCGTGATACCAAGGGAATGGGTCCACACACCCGGTGGGAATTTTCCGTGGGCGTGTAACATGGAGTTACTCCCATGACGTCAACAATACCAAAATCGGCAGAAGTGAGGTCAAAGGTGTTGATATAATGATCCATGTTCCCAAGATAATCAAAGGACAACTCATCCTGTGTACGGCACCCAACAATACTAGTGTCCAAAATGTCCTCACACTTTGCGTCATACGCAATAACAGTGCAATCACTTGGACCATTAGTATTGATCATATTCTCAGTGTCTCGTTGCTGAACCTTCGTGATCGGCGAATGATCAGTGGGTTTAGAAAAACCGAACGCTTTGGCTACAGACGCTCCTGCTCTAGCAGCAACGTCCACAGCCCTCGCATAACGGCCAACGACGGGCACATCACTGAGAGCGCCAGCTGCATCCGCTACAGCTGTCGCGGTGTCGGAAATAACGTGGGAATTCTCCACCTCGCCCATCTGATGGGCGAGGACAGAGGAGCTACCCTTGGAGGTGCTCCCACGCAATTCCACATCCTCCACCCAAGCATAAATACTCAACCTAACACCTTCCGTACTGTTATTAACATTACGGAGAGTGGCTGGCATAATGATTTGAACTTTACCCAAATCAGCATACTTGTCGGAGGGCTGGTCCAGGTCAAAGAAAGGCTTGTTATAAACGAAAGGGCATGTGAGGACACACCCTTCACTAGTAGAAGTGTCTAGCCAAGCATGATCCCTGGAAAGCATCTGTGTCTTAGCACAAATGGGATTGGCAAACAAACCATCCACAGGATGCTCCAGGTAACCATCATTACCACTATAATAACTAGCGATAAGCTTCCCCATATTATAGGGATGACCTGTAACCACAATTCGCACTTTCATGGTGCCCTTGAAAAATGCGAACGGGGTCAACATGGCTGCAACCTGATTCTCGTCATACAAGAGCTTCTCCCAAGGAGAAAACTCTTGCCCCCAATCAGGACCAGTAGACATAGCAATGTCTACGGTACTAATCAAACGGGGTCGAGACAAAAAGTCTCCAACGGCGTGAACAGATTCAGCCATAAGGGGGTTTTCAGCGGTTTTGGTCCCACTGACGGACACATCTGGTACTACAAAGGTATCAGTAACGCACTATGAAGAGTGACTAGGTAGCGTTAAACCGTAGCCCCCTGTTGCCCCAACTTTGGCAGGCTTAACCAGTCCCCTAAAGAGGGGCGCGACGAAGAGTCGTCCAACCTTTACGACGTGCAAGCGTAAGAAATGGTGCATGAAGGGACAAAACCTCACCATCACACGTAATCAATACACGAAGCCCACTATTTAGCGAATACCCGGCACTGTGGGTGCGCCACGTCGTATATTTAACGTCCTCGACAGGACGGTTGGGACCTCAAGCTGATACCAGTTTGAGATCCCGGGGGTTGGACTCTGTGCTCTCCTGCAGCTGCTCATACGTGTTGGCAGTCCACGGGATATCACAGAGCCTCGCGACCTCCTCCAGAGCCCTTGTCTTCTGGAGGAAAGTCTCCTTGCCGTACTGATAGTACTCTCTCTGTGCACCGTCAATCACCGCTTGCGCGTGCTCCTTGTCCGTAATAGAAATCTTGGTGTGCATCAGCAACGAACGAAAGATCGAGTCCTCGTCCAACGCTGCCATCATCCTATCATTTGTGGAATCATAACGAAAGTTACGTTTCAAGAAGTCACACTCATCGATGTGAATGAACGGACGGCTCACAGACGTCTTGTCGGCCATGGTGTAAGTGATACCCCATTCGGCCAAAACGTTCTGCATCTTGGTATGATCAAACCAATAGCAGTCCTCGCTGACACTCATCAAATTGTCATCACCATAGTTAATGGCTGAAACCATCTCAGAGTATGCAGGGGGCCTCAAGCGAAGCTCCTCATATCTGTCAGCAAGGGCGAAGAACGCCGCCCTCTGGTAGAGTGAGTTGACAAGGTTGTTGAGAATCACCGTGAGGGGGTTACCACTAGGGTTAGACCCCGAAACACGGATCAACGAACCAAACCACTCATACACAGGGGACGTGCAAGACTGGGCCAAAACCTCCATGACACGAATGTCGTTGGGGGTATACGATCCGTACTTCTTCGCAATGTTGATGAGAATATCAAAGGCGCAAGAAAGTGTCACAGAAGACACACCCTTGTCAAATGCCTTATAATCCCCAGCAATCATCCTGTGATTGCCAAAGCGGGTGACATGCTCATAAAGCTGGTGCCACTCACTCCCATTGGCGTTGATGCCAACGGCACACTCAAAATCCAGGGGGTGATCCTGCATGAGCTTGGCAATAGGCAGGAAGTACTTGCGAATAAAGTACAACAATTCCATCGAGCCGGCAGCGAATACACGCACCTTCTCCTTACCGATCTTCACAGGTTCGTCCTTGAATGACGCACGGAAAACAAATTGAAGTTGCTCTCCATTGTCCAGGCGTTCCTGTGTCTCCTCAATTTCCTTGAGAACGGCAGGATCGACAATCAACTTATCGTTGTCGTCGCGGTACATGAACTCGTGCTTTGGACGGCAAATGGGAAAACCCATGCTCGTCTGGATGTTGATAGGGTCAATAAATGAAACCCCATCAATACCAGCGAACACCTCGTCACACTCAAGTGGGCGCAGTTGCTGTGAAAGGCAAAACTCCGAGAACTTATCGAACTTGGAGCTATACTTATCACAGAACTTGTCCACTTGTTGCATGTAATCATAAGCCGCTTTTCCCAAATAACGCACAGGTACACTCTCGGGGTTCTTAAGCTCCTTGAGTGCAATGTTACGCGGAATATGGGCTTTGCGACTCTTGATATGCATTGGCGCCTCATGCTTGGGCTCAACGCCAAATACCTGTCGTACCGTATCACTAATAATAGTGGGCTTAACCGTGGTATTGGCACGAGTGCGAGCGACGTCAAC